GGTATCCTACTGCTGTACATTTACTTCCATCATCAACAGATTGTAATGATAAATAACCTACTGCTGTATTTTCAGAGCCACTCGTTAAGGCTGTCAAGGAATGGTGCCCAATAGCTATTGTTCCTGTTTGAGCATTTGTATCGGTTGCATCCATAGCTCTATCTCCAATAGCTATGTTGCCTATAAAGTCTCCACCTAAAGTGCCACCAGTCATTGCAAGAGAACCTAAAGCTATGTTACTATCTGCCGTATTACCATTTTCTTTAACATCTCTCATAGCCTCAACACCAATAGCTACATTGTTTGACTCTCCAGCATTTGCAAATTTCAAAGCTAAAGCACCTATTCCGATGTTGCTTACGCCACTAGTAATATCAAATAATGACTGCATACCCACAGCAGTATTATAGCTTCCTGTAACATCAACCATTGATTGTGAACCTATAGCAGTATTAGAAGTACCAGCATCACCAGAACCCATTGCAGAGTTTCCTATTGCAACATTACTTACTCCATCAACTGTTCCACTTAAAGCACTTTCTCCTATCGCAGTATTTTGAGAGCCTGTGGTACAAGCATCTAATGATTGATAACCTACCGCTACATTAGAAGCACCAGAAGTCAATGCTTTTAAAGCCCTACTACCAATGGCAACTGTTCCTTCTTGGTCGTGATTTCCAGTTTCTAGAGCTTCTGCTCCAATAGCAACTGACCTTGTAGCCGAGGTGGTAGTTGATCCTGCATAGTAACCCATAAAAATATTATATGCTCCGTCTGTAACGGCATCTCCACTATTCATCCCAACAGAAACATTATGACTTCCTGTAGTGACACTTAATAAAGAATTTGTACCAACTGCTGTATTATTAGAATGATTACCTGAACCTTTTAATGCCCTATAACCTAAACTAGTGTTATTGATGCCTGTGGTATTATTCATTGATGCTTGATAACCTACTCCAGTATTTGCAGTAACTCCTGTTTGATTTTGAGTAGCAAGAGCATTGTAACCAATAGCTGTAGAAGCATCTGTTGAATCTTCAGACATTAATGCTCTATGACCTATTGCTACAGAATACCTTACATTTGAACCACCTATACCAGAATTTAGAGCTTGATAACCAAATACAGTTGTTTCAGTACCACCATTATTAGAAAGTGAGATTCTGGAGTTGGCATCAAGAATCAAAGACGTTGCACTTCCTGTTAGTTGAATGAAATAATTATCTTGTAATTCAGACGCACTTGAAGCTCCACCTACTCCGACATTCCATTGTTTGGATGGTGTTACATGAGCAATTAATGAATAATCAGATGCTGAAGTTTGCTGTATTTTAAGCCTTCCAGAATTACCAGAGCCATTAATATGTAAACCAGCATCAGAAGGATTTGCAATTCCAATACCCAAGCCTGTATCTGTAAGTCTCATTCTTTCGGCACTACCAGTAACAAATAATATGTTGTCTGCTCTAAGTCCTAAATTTACTAATGAACTTCCATCGGTGTTAATTGTGTGTATAGTTGGACAATTACCTGTTTCACCTTGACTATCTGAAAACAACATATGCTTATCAGTATCCATTTTTATTTCAAGGTCTTGAGAAGGTGAGCAATTAATTCCAATCTTACCGTCAGATGCTATTCTGATTCTTTCAGTATCATTAGTAGCAAATCTTAGTGGAGTATTATTTTCATTCCAGACTTCTGCAATTTCACCAGATGTTATCCCCACAATAAATTCTGTTGTTAATCCTGTATCTGTATTTGTGAATGCTACATGAGAAGATCCAGCACTTGGCTCATGAACATGAAGTCGTTTGTTGGGACTGCTAGTTCCAATACCAACCGAGCCATCCTGCAAAACAGTTAGAACTTCTGTAGTGGCATTATCATTTAATAAAGACATTCTTCCATCAGTTTGCAACTTAAATTGCATATCTTTATTACTGCCTGTTTCTTTAAATAATAAAAATGGAGCAGAATCGTCTAATTGAATATCTCCTGTAACGTGAAGAGCAACTGCTGGACTTGCAGTTCCAATACCAACATTATTGTTAGATGCAAAATACATCTGAGTAGCACTTGCACCATCATTATATAATTTTAAATAACTATCATCATGTGGTTGTAAAAATCTCCATTTATTTGTGCCACTTCTCATAAAAGCAAGTGTTGTTACAGAACCACTTCCTATTGTTGGATCAAGTTTTAATTGAGTAGATGTCCTTATATTTCCTGTTACGTCTAAAACCTCTGATGGCGTTCCTCCAATACCCACCCTAGAATTTGTGGTATCTACTAAAAATACATCTGTTCCATCAGCTTTCTCAACTAAAAATGCAGATGTGTCTGTAACTTTAACTTGCGATGTACCTTCGATTATTTCATCAAAAGCTAAACTACCTCCACCTTGTACAGTTAAATCGCCTGTAATAGTAACGTCACCTGAGATAGTATTGCTACCACCAAGGGATACATTCAATCTATTGTTAGAAGTATCTAGTACAGCGTTTAACGCTTCTTGAGATGTGTGAGAATTTGCGGCTACGGAATTGCCTGAAGAGTCTAGAAGTACTTTGTTTAGTACTTCTTTTGTAGTAAATTTATTTATATCTGCCATAATCTATCCTATATTCCTCCACCACCGCTTAAAAGCATCCATATTGGTTAAACTAAATTAGGGACTTTAACAACCCTACTTCCACCTGTTTTGTCTTTCTTTCTTACGCCATACCTATGCACAGCATCTTTAAAATTTTTCTCATGTTTACTAGCCATTAGCATAGAAGCTTGAGATGTACCAGCGTCTCTAGACTTACCTGCTCTATCCATATATAAACACTTTTTTACATAGTCAACAACAGCTAACTCTAAAGTATTGTCTATATCTAAGCTATCTGTAATTGCAGTTACACTATTTGGTTCTGCATAATAATGTATCAGTATACCATTTGTAACCGCTTCAGATATAGCTTTAAATTGTTTTCTAGCGGTAGTTCTTCTGTTACCACTAGCATCTACTCTTGTTACCAATGCAAGCTTATCACCCTCTATAAAGTACATTGCTTGATTTTCTGGAAATTTTATGTTACTTGCCATATTTAATCCGGTATGCTTGACCCAGTATTATCTGCATCAATTAATAATAAATTTTTATCGACTAATCTAGGTATTTGTATATAATCACCCTCATTGTCCATTAGGTAAACTCTAGTTACTTGATTTGCTTCAAGCTTGTTATTGCTAGAGTCTTGAGCCCCATCAGCTAAATCGTAATACAATTTATCTGCTACGGTTGATATTTTAGCATGAATAACTTTTGTTTTATAAGTTCCTATCTCGACTAAAGCATCGTTGATTAAATTTAGTATATAAGTTTCTGGAGCATCTGGAAAAACCAATCTTACTCTACTTATTAATTCTTTTACAGTTATTGAATGTACTGCCATTATGCACCTACCAATCTAGCTAAACCTTTTTCATAATCAGACTGTAGCTTTAACTGTTGCTTTTCATACCAAGAATATTCAGTATTATCAACATTTAACCTAGCTTGTATCTCACTTGCATGGCCCTGAGCCGTAGACAAGTAAGCATTTATTTCTTTTACTCTCATATCCCCTATTGCATTCCACTCTGAAAGATGAACCTGTGCCCTACTTATTTCTGTTTGAGCGATATTTAAAGCTGATGTTACAATCTCAACATCTTCTTCTGCTAATGCTCCATAAGCATCTGTTGTAGCTGTAGGTTCATTTCCATTGATAACATCCTCAGCATCATCTAAAGCGGACTTAACTCTTGCAAGCTGAGAATCATTTGTTAAAAATGTAGACTCATCTCCAAAAACAGATTCACTATCTGCGTTTTCAAACTTACTAACAGCGACAGTAGCCGAAGCTGTTCCATCTGCTAACGCATTGTTTAACTTAGCAAAAGCATCTGATATATCAGTATTACTGTGCTTTGCTACCATTAAACGCTGTAAAGCCTTTATAGAAGCATATAATACTACTAAATATTCAGCTTCATCTGGAAAGTTTGCTATCGTGCTAGCATTACTTGCATCTACAGTAGGAAAAGAAACAAACTCAACTTCTGCTGTTTGATTTGCAGTTGGAATAGGATAAACCTCTAACACGTTATCATATATAACATATGCAGGGTCTGTTACTGTTGCTAGCTCCATGTCTGAACTATCTTGTATTCTTCCTCTTTTAAAATTACTGACAAGTCTACATGGCCTTTGTATTCCGCTACTATCTGCATCTAATCTTAAAACTCCTAAAACCTTCCCTTTTGTATCCATGCTAGATAAACTTGAAGTAGAATTATTTAATGTAGATTTATCAGCACACTTATACAGTAAATTATTTGGAAGAGAATTAATTATTTCCTTAGCACCTGCAGTCATGAAATCATCCATAGCTTCTTGGTCTGAAAAAGTCCCAACTAAATCTTGTATTTGAATATCAAAATTAGCCATTAATTAACACCTGCCTGTCTTACTCTTTCCTTCCACACATTGTTTAACTTCTTTGTTTTTTCTTTCTTCATCTGGTCTATATGACTATCCATGCTAACTTCAGAAAATTCTATGTCACTTCTCTTCCCAGCTTCACTCATCATATATAAGTTAGTTGTAAATATAGCTTCAGATGCTTTCTTACCACAAGCTCTGCAGTAGAACCATCTTTCAGGATTTGGGGTTTTACAATGTACGCAATTCATATTATTCCTTTTTAGATTCGGGGGCTACCCTTTATACGATAACCCCCACAGTTCTAATTACTGCTTAACTTTATTTATTCAGTTTATGCTAGTGTCATATGGTCGTTGTCGTGCATTACGCCATAAACATAGTAGTTATTGCCATCACACATTAACTCAGCCCAGTCACCGGGAGCCGCAGTTGAAGCAACCCATACGAGTTCATCAACTCCAGACTCTGCTGACGCTCCAGCCGTTCCATCGTCTGCTGGAGCAATCATACCAATTAAAGTATCTTCAGATGAATCTGGAATAACTTTAACTGTTCCACTACCAGCATCGGTTAAAATAAACTTAGCATGCCATCCAGCTCCAGCATTAGCCGCAGTTGGAAGAGTAATGTTAAATGAAGCATCTTGGTCTAATGTAAAAATTTTACCAGAATCATTAGCTGTTAATGTTCTAGCCGCAGTTACATTTTCAACCTTAAGCTTTAATTTACTTGCACCACTATTCTGTTCTAAGTAACTTGATCTACCCATTATTAAACTCCTTCTAAGTTGATTAAGTAGTGACTTTCAGGAAGAGAAACTTCCAATCCAGCCTCTGTTAAAATCATATCTTTACGAAGGTCTTCATCAGCAGATTGAACATTAGTTTGTATTTGAGTGTCACGATTAACTCCATTACCTACTAATGGTCTGTAAGCTACATTATCCATATCAACCATACATAAGAAACCAGAAGAGAATCCTCTAAATAGAGGTTCTTTAACTAGATTCATTGTACCGTGAATAGTTTCTACTTGCAATACAGTATGTCCAAAAGAACCTACTGATTTTTCAATATTGTAACGAAGTTCGTTAGCAACAGACTGGTCAACGAAGGAAGTTGAACCAAGCTTATTAAAAAATGTAATTACAGGTAAACTAGCAAGAGCTAATTTTGCATCAGAACCACCACGAGCAGGGTCATATACTACTTCAAAATCAGATAGTATTCTGTCGTAAGTTAATTCATCTGTTTGAGCAGACCTGAAGTAAGGTGCACCTGAAGAATAAGATAAAGCTGAGTTATCTACTACTGCTGTACCATTCTTAATAATGTGACCTGCAATACCTTCAGTATACTGAATACCTCCAACAGTTGCCTGCTGTCCAAACAACATAGCACGCTCAATGTCTATCTTGTGCTCACGCAATTTAAGATTCCAAATTCTTTGGAACTCATCTGCGTATCCACGATAGCGAGTTGCTCTTGCTGTATTAGACATTTCACAAGCTGTTTTGAATATCTGGGTTAATCCAGAATCACTTGTTAGCTCTTCTGAAAATACATCTGGTGCTCCAGAACCTTCAACAAAAGATGTACCAATAACTTGGCATTTTGTTTCATCTCCTACACTACTTTCTGCTCCGTCAATAGATGAAATAGTTTTACCAACAAAGCTGGTATCAGAACCATTGTCTACCGGTGCTGATTCTATTCGTACTATCATTGTTTCAGGAGAATTAGTTTCTGAGTAACCTACAGCAAAAACCATTCCCTTAATTAGGAAGTCTACTGAGGTTTCACTACCTGCTGATTCTTCAACTGTGTATGTAATACTAGAACCAGACGCAGGAATTGAATGAGCTCCATCAAGTACGAAGCTTCTGTCTGTCATAGAAATCTTGGTTCTATCTTCTAAAAATCGGAACTGAGGGTCATCCGTAGGAACTTTGGCTACCTTAGAGAGATACACGAAAAAAGGTGATTCATCTGGGGCCAACTCCGCTACACGGTCTGAGAAATTGAACAGTCTACGAGTGTGAAAGCCTGAAGAGGCCGCACCCGGGTCGCCAACATTCACAATTCCTTGATTGTAATTTGCCATTTAGGGCTCCTTGTTATATTTGTTTTCTATTTGAAATGCTCATAACACCCTTCCAAACATCCTCTAATTCATTAGGTTGTTCAGGAGCAGAACCTTGAACTACACCAGCCGTAGTTGGAATAGTCTTAGTCTTTTGAACAGCTTCTAAGTTTGGCGATACTTTTTCTTCTCCACCTTTATGCTTTCTGTACACATCAACCAACAAGTCCAAAGGAAGTTCTTCTCTTGGTGTCGTTGCAAACTGTATAAAATCATCAGCCATATTCGGGTCTGTAATGCCATGCTTACTAGCTAGGTCTTGCTTTAGGTTGTTAATTGCCATTTGTTGCTGAAACCCTGCCATCTGTTCTTGAACAGCTTGCTGAGCAACAGTCTTTTCTTGTTGCACCCTCATCTCATAAGAGGGAGAACCCGGCTTGTAATAAGCTTCCCAAGGGTCAAAAGAATCTTCTGTAACCTTTGGTTCTTCTTTCTTACTAGCCGTATTACCACTAAGTGTGTTTCTCATAGCCTCAACAACATCGGGTCTGTCTTGTAAAACTTTTCCCAACTGTTGATACTTACGGAGCTCCTCGATTTCATTATTAAGCTTGTCATAATCAGCAGATTTCTTGTCATACATTGATTGAAACTTCTTAGCCTCATCTACGACTTCTTCTCCTGCAGGTGCTGGAGCTTCTCCTCCTACCTGTTCTGGCTCAACAACTTGTTCTAAAACTTCGCCTTCCACGCCTTCTATTGTGGTATTTTCGTGCATAGTGTTATCCATTATATTCCTCGATTTCTTTTAGTTAGCATCACCTAATTAAAGATGTCTGTAAAAGCAGAACCGGGAATTGTTCCCACTACTTCTGTTTTCATTAGCTTACAGCCTGTGTTTCTGAATCAACAATTCTTTTTAAATTATCAACCTGAACCTTAGTTTTAAACTTGGTATCATTTTTGATTTCATTAAGCCTGCTCTTGAACTTCTCAGTTTCAGCCCTCTTTCTTGAATTAAGCGTTTCACGCTCTGCAGTCTGGAGGTCTCCACTAAGTTTCTTAACTTGGCTTTCGAGTTGTTTGATATAAGATTGCATCTGAGCCATTTGGCCCTTTCGCTGTAAGACACCTTCTTTGTCAAAGATTTCAGTTTTCTTTAAAACCTCGACATCATCTACCAGATTCATTCTAAACGCCTCAAGGTAAAGCTGATACTCAGCCATTCTATTTGAGGGTAGAGTTGAACCGGATATGATTCTCACATCATAATGCCCCACCGTGATGTTGTTTGTGATGGCATTAATTTCCTGACTTTTATCATCATACATATTTACCGTAAACTGAGTAATATCATTGTTTGGTTGTACGATTCTAAACGTCTTGGAGTAAGTGTAATGACCCTTGGCTAGGTTGTATAAACTTTTACCTAACCTTGTCAAACTTCCTTCAATATCCCTTAACTTAGACTTGCCACGAGTCTCACCCATTTCAGCAAGCATTGCAGTACCACGAACTGTTTCTGGAGCTGATTCTCTAAAACCCTGCATCAACTCTGGGATACCAAAACTTAAATCTATATAGTGCTCTATTCTACTCATTAAATTATAAAACTCTCCTGACAATGATTGTGGGGCAGGGAAATGAGGTGCACCGAACTCAGGGTTATAAGGTATGACAGCATTAGGTCTAGCCCAATCCTGCTCCAACTGCCCCAAATCATCTACGCTCCCCTCTGGAACCATAAGCTTTAGTCCAGCAGAGGCTTGAGCGTGTGAGAGAGTGAGAGAGAAAAGCTTATTTAAAAGTCTTTGTGAATCTTTTACTTTTGATATATCTGACTTTGGATAAGGTGTACCTGTCCAAATATTAGGAACTGGTATAATCGGATATATGTCGGTATTCAATATCTGTTCGTACAAAAGAATGTTACCTGCAGTTGCACAAACTTTAATTCTTGTTTGAGTTACCTCTACTATCTCTATCATCTCAGCTTGCATTAGCAACTGAGCATTCTCTGATTCAATAAACTGATTATACTTATCAACATCTAGTATAACCTCTGAACCATCTTGTTTGTTAAATACCCTATAAAAAGGTACTTTTACTTTCATGAATCTTTCTAGTATTCTATACTTATTAACCCTGTTGTATTCTGATTCATATGTAACATCTGGAGTAAAAGATTGAGAAGAGTTTTTTCTTCCTGACTCAGGATAATCTTCTTCATCATAATATGTTTCTAGGTCTTGTAAGAAAGGTTCAACTTGCGGATACATATTTACAAGCTGGTCTTCAGTTAGGATGGTAGATAATATAATACCAGATGCATCGTCTGCATAACGATGTCTTGAGGCAGGGTCTACATAAACTCTAAATGGGTCTACATAAGTATACTTAACTTCACCTCTTCCGTAATCAGCTTCAGGGTCAATATATGCATACAAGTAACCCATACCTGCAGTAGCATAATCATGAACAGCTTGCTTGAATTGAGTATCTCCATCTGATATGTCCCATATATACTCAAGTATAGTTCTCCAAACATTAGATATTCTACTGTCCGAGTCTTCTCTACCTACTGCACTATACTTAGGAGACCTAGAAGTCAACAATGATTTTAGTTTTTCTATTGCCGCATATACACGGTCAATAACAAAATCACCTTGACCAACCGCTCTTAACGCATCTGATTCTTCTTGTGAATAATGATTACCTAGAAAAAAGTCTACAGAGTCTCTAGCTTCTACATCCCACTCAGACCTAGCATCTCTCCACATTCTCCATAGCTGTCTGTTTACTTCCGACTTCTGTACTTCGTTCTTTTCTAACTCTCGTATACTAGAAATAGATACACCTACCTTTTTGGTGGTGAATATACAAAGATAAATATATATAATGCAAGAACTTTTTTATATTTTTTGTCCAGTTACCCAAGATATAACTCTTTTGGTTGTTTTCGACACAGTCTTAACTGTTTTGTTTTCTAGAAAATCTAATGCATCAAACTTCTTACTAACAGGAGGTCTAGCTTTATTTATAGCATACCATAAGCCGTCAAGTATATCATCATTCTTTCCTTTTGGAAACTGAAACATTTCATCAACTAAGCTATTATGACTTCTTTTTATAAACATTTTTCTTCTGTTTACTATTGGTGCTAGCAATGACTCTAGCCTATCTTCTTTTTTTATACCGCTAGGAGGTCTAACACCTAATGCTATGCCCGGAGCAACCTTTCTTTCCTTACCAGATAAACTATTGACAGCATCTTTGATTATACCTTGAGCACCAACATGCTCAACATTAACTCTTTTTACAGGAGAAAACTCTCTAGCATACTCTAGTATTTGTTCTGGCATATCATATAAAGGTATATGTTCTCTCATGTAATCAATGACATATATGTTTCTATCACTATCTATGCCTATTACCATAATAATCTGATAGTCACTAGACTCTGTAGCTTCATAAGCTAAGTCAACACCCATGTAAATATTTACAGGGATAGCATCTTTTGTGTTTACAAGGTATGCATATCCATCTCTGCTTTCAAACTCATGGTCATAGTATTCAAGTCTATCTGTTTTAAACTTTGCATTCTCTAAATCTCTAGCTTCATTTAGATACTCCTGTGCAAACTTATGTGCTAAGCCTACATCTTCAAATCTTCTTCTTATATCTAGAAGCTTTTCTTTTGAAAAGTAACTAGGCCAAAGAACTGTACCATCTGTATCTATAGCCTTGTGATACATAACATCCCATGCATAACTTCTCTTGTCTCTTTCTGCTTCTACATATCCATCATATATACTTTGCAAGAATGAGTCATAGTGAACTATTGTACCAATCAACCATATTGAACCTTCATTACCCTTTGAGTTTTCAAGTGCAGGTTCTACTGTTGACATAACCCACTCTTTAATCTCTCTTCTTCTGTCTGGAGTTTTTGTATTTAACTCTGATTCAAAATCATCAAGTATAATCTTTGTATATCTTAATCCTAGCTGAGAACGACCACGAAGTCTTTGAGATGTACCTTTTGCTATAACCCTATCTCCTTTGCTAGTTGTAAACTCTTTCTCAGTCCACTTACTTCCTTGTATACTACCAAAGTAATAATTAAGTGCAGGGTTTGTTTCTATGTGGTTTTGTAAGTATTTGATATGGTCAATAGCTTGAGACTGTTCCTCAGCAACCCAAGCAATAAATTCTTTCTTTCCCTCTGGATTAAAGTAAAGATGATATAGTAATGCTGTTTTAGCTAATGTAGACTTACTATGCCCTCTAGGAAGTATGATACAGTTTCTTTTCTTAGTCTCATCTAATAATAAGTTATTTAATTCATAGTGATATGCGGCAGGAGTTGACTTCATAAAGTCATCTGGTAAGAACAACTGACCAAAGGATAT